CCACTACGTAACTAGTGACGGTATGCTTGTTAGATATAATAAGAAGAGAGATTCATTCAAACCAGCTGGTGTTCAAAAGAGTGAACTTACACACAACACATTCATCAACAAATGGATACCATCAACCAAGAAGAGAGTATATTATAGTGTAGGCTCTCTTGTGTATAAAACATTCTTAGATAGAGACTATACTGAGCGCACAATTTTAATTATAGACGATAAAGGTAAGTTTGGAAGAGGTGCTATCCACCTATACAATTTAAAAGCTTTATACAAAAAAGAAGAGGAGTAGAAATTCTGCTCCTCAAAAAGCCTATTTTTGTATACTACTGCTACTACTACTTTTACTACTACTTTTACTACTACTTTTACCTCTACCACTACTTCTACTTTTACCTCTACTTCTACAGGTGGTCGACCTACGGTCTCCGTATAAAGTATTGTATGTATATTTGTGGTGTGGCCAATACAACTATGGCCCATGTGAAAAGATACTTGGTATCGGCCTTCGGCCTCACCCGCTTTCAGAAGGAAAATAATCTGTTAGGTTTGTTGGGTTATAATACTACACCACTACAAGCCAATATATGGTGCGGGAGCCTATAGCTTTCATAACCAAAATTGTGCGGCTAATTAGACTCCCAATTTTGACAAATAATCAAATTTATGTTATAATATAAGTATAAGAGATGGGGAACAATACCCCTTGCCCGAAGAGGGCGGAGTGAAACGATGCAAGCAAATTTCTTTAACGACTTAGAGCGCGGCAAATCAGGTGAACAAATGTTCATAGAGACCGCACAGCAACTTGGCTACAAAGTAGAGGACCTTAGCGACGATAGATACTACCAAAAGAAAGGTGTGGACTTCCGCATCACTAAATCTGATAAGAGTCTTCTGGTAGATGTAAAGACAGACTACCTCATGCACAGCACAGGCAACATATTCCTTGAGCTACTAGATGGCCCTAGAAAAGGGTGAGCCAAAAAGACAGAGGCTGACCTTATATTCTATATTGACGAGCGCAATGAGATAGCATATGTATTGGACTGAGAGACTGTGGTTGATGTTATGTATGGTCTGCGCAAAGTAAGGTTTAATAATAAAGATGGCGTAGCGATGTGCGGCGCTCTGTTAAGTGTATCAAGAATGGACGACTTAGGCGTCCGCAACCAAGTAATACACTTATAATATTCTACAACTTTTTCCTTCTGAGAAAGCCGTCAGGCGTCAGAATTGAGCCATTTCAGGCTCGTAAAAAACAAAATTTTACTAAGCGAGAGTGATAAATCAATGAAAGATTATAAGGATACAAACGGTAAACTTCCGCTACAACTTATAGACCCAATTTGGATGGAGGGTCTCGGCAAAGTATTACATTATGGTATACAGAAATATGGTATCGAGAATGAAGGTAGTTGGAAGCATAGTGATGAGCAACAGTATATTGGTGCGCTATATAGGCATATGCTTGAGCACCAGAAGGGAAACTTAATTGACCCTGAATCAGGGCTGCCGCACATCGAACACGCAATGTTTAATATTTATGCGGTCGCTTGACACTACCATTACGGAAACACTAATAAAGAATAATTATTTTTCTTCTGGAGAGGGCGTTAGCCCGTAAAAACCACGCATTTTAAGGCGTGTAGAAAACAAAATTTAGATAAGTGAGAGTGATAAATCAATGGAAAAAATTAATTGGAAACAACTTCTAGGTAAGCTAGGAGAAGGAATGCTTATACTGCTAGTAGCCGTATTATTCTTTGTCGCAATACATAATATAGCTCAGCTTGAACACTTTGAAATGGAGACTACCACAGTCCACCATATAGAACCGCATGATGTTGGTGTTGCACATATTACATATAGCCACTTTGAACACAACGGTGAGTATATTCGTGGTGGAACGCTCGTTCACAGGTTCCAGCTTGGAGACTATTACAGAATGAGAGATGGTGCAGTTATAGAATATTGCGGCGACTTCAATGACGAAGAGTTGCCCGACTGCATTGAGACAACAGGGGTTAGGTTTTCTAATGATAAGCACTCTAGAGGATACTACAAAGACTAGTCGTGACCCTAAATTTGACAATTCACAAAATTTATGATATAATTATAGTATAAGATGAGGTGGAAATCCTCGTTGGATTCACTTATTATTTACACGCTGGGAGTTGGTTCACCTCTTCTTCCAGTACATGGGGAAGCGATTGGTATCGACAGTGATTAAGGCCCAAGTGGCACTTCATTGGACATGGGTTCGAATCCCATCTTCTCCACCACAAATACGGTGCGGGCCGATATCTCGTGTGGTTGATGTGAGAAACCATCAATGATAGACAGTAGACGGTCAGGTGGGTTAGTAGCCCACCCATTATTTTATGAGGTGATACTATGGCAAGAGGAAAACTTGGTGATGTGGACTTACTAGGTGAACTTAGGAGTGGACTTACGCCAAGAGAAATATCAAAACTACATTCGGTTGACCCTGCCGCAGTAACACGTAAGGTTAATAAACTATCAGGGCTTAATCCTTCACAGTATAGGAGTAAGTGTATTGCGGAGGACTTCAAGAATGGAATGACAGAAGAGGAACTATCATCCAAGTATCGTCTTGGTTATAGGGCAGTAAGAGAACATATTAATAAAGGAGGGGTATATCTATGGTAGAGTTACATACGTTTTTAATATTTATGGGGGTGGTAGTCATCATTATTAACTTAAGTAGTAAAGATGACGAAGGTGATAACGATGAATAACGAGTTTGTATCAATGCTGACACACTATGGTATTGGTGTCAGTAGAGGTGGACAGATGGAAAGTGGTGTAGAGTATGAGTTCTTGGCAATATCACTTGTTAAAGAAGGTGACCACTATGACATTCAACAGATTATTAGTGAATTGCGTAGACGTGGACACAACAATATTGTAGTATATAAGGTTGACCTACTACATACGGTTGATGGAGACCAGTTTAGGATGACCTATGCGGTCGAATAAGTCTCTGATAGAAGATGCCATTGAGAGAACCAGATTAGACGGAGTTGCGGTCGACCAAAGCTATGATTATGAGATGGTGTTTAAGGAGTTTGAACTCGACATGCTATATGAAGACAAGGTTCAAGCTGCCGCATCATATATTCACTATGTAGCAGTAACGAACATTGGTATCTACAATATCACAGTCCAAGAGAAGAGACACTTAGGCTACACTGAGTTTAGACTATTCTATAGGCGACATTGAAGAGAGGCACATTAGCGTGTCTCTTTTTTTATATGTTATTTTGCTTCTGGTAAAGTGCCGAAGGCACGCTATGTAGTGTTCTGACTACATGTAAGAGCGTGACATAGTCAAGATTTGGTAATTCTCACATTTTATGTTATAATATACATGTAAGATAAAAAGGGACAAGCTGTACTTGTTTGAAGTAGGCGATGAGGCCCTCCAATGTTATTTCTACCTACTCATCGTCTACTTGAGGCAAGCACAAAATAAATGCCCGGAGGTATAAATTATGGAAGAATATAACGTAGGTCTAGTCTACAAAGAGGACCTTGGCGACATTAGTCGTTTACAGAAAGGTCAATATGTTATTGCGGCAGAGTCTTTTTCTATTAGCACTGCTAGCGCATCAATATATGTAAGAGAAGGAGACTGGATTGTTAAGACCAATGACGGACTATCAGTGATAAGAAATGAAGACTAAGGATACACTGTTCAACATTGTATATGCGGTGGTTATGTTCATCACTGCTATATCAGTTTATGTAGGAACAGGCACATCAGATGTAGTTGTAGTAGAAGCAATGACATTTTTACTACTGGCATCACTGTTAGCGTTCCCAGCACTGATTCTGTTGAACTGGTTATGCACAGGTATTATTAAATTATATAAAATAAAATTTGACGACTAATAGTGTGGGTATGGCTGCCGCGCACTTAGGAGGTTGCAATAGAGGTGGTTATACATGGATACAAAAAAATATATACTAGCACTGTTAGTCTGCAGTACTCTACTAACAGGTGCAATAGTCTCTCCTTGATTTGCTAGAGGAGCAGTAGTAATGTTTAGTTTTATACTGGTAGGACTATCAACACAGATGTACATTAGTTCGGAGGGGTATGATGAATAGAGGTATGAAATGGAGCTTTGCAATATACATGGTTCTGTATCTCGTAATTTTTGCGTTAGCAGGAGTATTAAATTTAGCTGTGGCGCAGTGGGATTTAGGAATTTTCTATGAACCAACGTATTGGATAAGCACAATTTTTGATGCCACACTTTATATAAGCGCATTTCAAGTTAGTGTTTTTCTTGGTTCAGACTTACAAAAGACTTCCAACGAGCAATACAAGGAAGTATCTAAAGATGTGTTCAACGCAACACAACGAGTAGACGACACATTTACAGACTTTGTTGCAGACGACAATCTCGACACAAAGAAGTCGGTGTGGAAGGCTAAGAAGAACAATGAGTATATTGAGCTTAATAACAAGATGCCGCACAAGGTATTACTAAATAGTAAGCAGCCGCAAGACAAGTGGACATGGCGCACACGTAGATGGATGCGCAGACTTAACAAGTTAAAGGAGCAGACCTCCAACGAGTGGATAGATAAAAATGTGATGTATGTTAAGGTTGACTATCCCAAGTATGTTCCACAAGAGATACTTAGTGGCTCTGCTAAGCATGAAAGTAAGAAGAGACTACTGACAGGTGGTATGTATAGAAAAGCATTCGCTAAGAGAATTATCATGATTAGTGGTACCATCTTAGTTAGTGCAATATTCAACTCAGTATTCTTTACTGGTTCACCGTTTAGTGTCGCCGCACTATTACTAATATTAACACAGTTCTTTTTTATACTGGTTAACATTGCAGGCGGTATTAAACATGGTGTCAACGCATTCGAAGAGATAACAATGAACAACTTATATACAAGACGAGAGAAACTCCTTAAGTACTTTAAGCAGTATAAGAACAAGGAGAAAACAGAGGTGGTCGCCGATGAAGGAGACAACACAGACACAAACACAAACTAATACTGCGGTCGAGTTAGAGAAGATTAAGGCCATATACTTTAGCACCAAGTATATGAACGTCAAGAACTTCCTCACCGTAAAGAATATTACATTGCCTGAGGGAGTATCTCCAGACGATATTTTACACTGGAACAAGGAGAAGAAAGAGTTGATGGAGAGTTCCGCAGTATCCTATAAGGGTATAAAGGAGATGTATGCGGCCGCACTAGAAGATAGACTAGATTTTATTGAGACTATCAATGGTAAACTATTAGATGTTGCTTCTGAGCTTTCCGATATTAAGGAAATCAAAACTTTAGTTCAAGCTTTAGAAACTATATCTAAATTACAGGACGACACAATTAAGACACTTAATATTGACACTACTGGCAATGAGGACTATGACAACAACAAGTTAGCTACAGACAAACTACTTAACACAGACGAGGACGAATAACATGAAGTGGTCGGACATCAAGATGAACAAGAAGTATAAGACTTGGGTGTTAAAATCACTACATTCCACTTACAATGTTCTAGAGGGTGGTGTTCGCTCAGGAAAGACAACAGTAATGGTGTTAGCATTCTGTAAGTATCTTGAAACAGTAGATATAGATGGACTACACATTGCATCAGCAGAAAGTATATCGCTTGCAAAAGCAATACTAATGGAAGGTGGCAATGGACTGGGTATTAAGAACTACTTTGGTGAGAAGGCAGTAGAGAAGCAGTATAAAGGTAAGGACGCACTTGAGATAAGTGTTAACGGTACAACTCAACATGTAATATTTGTTGGACATAAAAAGAGTAACTCGTGGCAAAGTATTCGTGGGCTAACGGCACTATCATCTATTATGACAGAGGCCTCAGTAGCACATAGTTCTTTTATTAGAGAGACACTCGCCCGCACAATGAGTGCTCCAAGTCATCTACGTAAAAAGTTTTTAGACTTAAATCCTACTGTTGCGCAAGCCCGCATCTATACTGAATTCATTGATGTGTGGATTGACAAGCAAGATAAAGGTGAGTCGCTAATACGAGTTAACTTTGATACAGTAAGCATATTTGATAATCCAAGTATGACAAGAGAACAAATCGAACGTGAACTATCACTTGAGGACCCAGACAGCACATGATATAAGGCCATGTATTTGGGAGAGCGCATAGCTTCCGCAGATACAGTATACAACGTATACAAATACAATCTTATTTCTTCTGAAGAGGTGCCTAAACCGGTTGACTATGTGGTTGCGGTCGACATTGGCGTCAGTAAAAGTGCTACCACATTCGTAGTTGTTGCTCGAGATAAAAACAATGTACTATATGTGCCACAGCCACATTACTGACACAAGAATGGTAAGAAGGATTATACCCAAGTTAAGATGCCTGAGGACTACGCTGAGGACTTAGCAAAGTTCTACATGGAACGCATTGAACAATATGGCTTTGCGCCCAAGGCACTTATCATTGACAGGGACGTTACCTTCTACCGCATACTAAAACGTGTGTTCCTTAAATATGATTTACCTACTGGTATCGTTCGCTATGCCAAGAAGGATAAGATTAAGGACCGCATCACTACTACATCAAACCTACTGTATACTGGTCAGCTTAAGATTGACCAAGAGAATGACAAGGTAACTAGTGCATTCTATAACGCAGTATACGATGAGAAGCAACTTGAGAAAGGTAAACTGGAGAGACTAGATGACACTAACCTAGACATTAATCCTATAGATACATTGGATGGAGTAGAATATGCAATAACCTATTATACCCCAATCCTATACAGGCAATAGAGGTGATATAATGCCAAAGATAAAACCAAACATGTTTCAGCGCCTCGTGATGAGGGGTATAGGTATAGATAAGTACCTTGCTGAATACGAGAAACAAAAGCACAGAGATAGAGGTATCCTAATGAGTGGAACAGAGGATGCACAGTTAAAGCAACGTGAATACAAGAAGTGGTATGAGGGAGAGCCTAAGGAACTTGAGCATTTCTTCAAGTCAAGTGGCTCACTAGTTAACATGTATAACACTTATCCCTTCTGGAGAACCGTTGACACAGATATGGTTAGAGTTCATGACTCTATGCCAACAGCAATATCAGATGCGTTTGCATCATTACTATTTGGAGATGAACCAGAGTTCGTAGTTGAAACTGGCTCTAAGCAACGCAATAAGAGGACACAGACTAGATTAGACGACATACTGGCAATGAACAACTTTCATTCCTTGCTTCAGGAGGCCGCAAAACTACAATCTTATAGTGGTGGAGTTGCATTCAAGATTAACGTAGACTCTGAGTTTTCAACCATACCAATGTTTGAGGCCTATGCAAAAGAAGATTTTGAGGTTGAAACTAAACAAGGCAACGTAGTTTACATCGAGTTCTATGACTACTACGAGGACAATAAGTATAAGTTAGTAAGTAGATATGGGCCTGGATACATCAACTACTCACTGTATGAAGGGAACAGCAGAGTTGAATTAAGTAGAGTTCCTGAACTTGCAGACCTTGAAGACGTGGCCTTCTTTGATAAAGACGAGAACCTAATACCTATGATGTTCGCTGGTGTGTTTCCAAATAAGCCTAACTTCCAGTCTGATTATAAGGGACTTGAATCAAGCTTCCAAGCACTAGATGAGACATACAGCACAATGATGGACTACATTAGACGCACTAAACCAGTTACATTCCTTACTGAGGACATTGTTCCTAAGGATGCATCTGGTAGACCAACTAAAGTTAACAGATTTGATAGCACAGTTGTTATGTTAGATGGAGACCCAAATGGTGAAAGCCAATTAAAACATGAGGTTGTAGATGTTAAGGTGCAGGGTTACCTTGATACTATGGACAGTATTAGGGCATCTATACTATCTAAAATCTCTATTAGTCCTGGCACCTTAGGAATAGATGTTGCGGGCGCCAATAGCTCTGGTGAAGCACTTAACATTAGAGAGCGAGCAAGTGGACGTTCCCGTAAAGAGAAGTTGACTATTTGGAGAGAGAGACTATCTACCTTCCTTGAGTCAGCACTAATTACACAGGAGTTAGTAGAGAAAAGTGAACGTATCAGAGAAGGAGTATACATCCTTGACAGTGATGTTGAGTTCAATGGAGAAGTTAATGTGCAGTTCACACCATTCGAGAAAGAGAATGAGTCTGACAAGATGAAGCGTTACAGTGAGGCGATTGAGAAAGGCACTATCAGTATTGATTTTGCGCTCGCCAAAGTCTATGGAGACAGCTTGACCGCACATCAGTTAAAAATGCTAACGCTGCAGACCAAGCTACAAAGAGGAATCGAGTTAACAGAGACCGAAAAATCATATTTAGATGAAAACGCGGAGTTCTCAGTAACCGACTTTCTATCGTAGCTTAAGGCTGCCGCACCATATATAATTTAGTTTACTACTGCAGGCGTCGCAGACAATAAAGGCGCTCAGCCAAACTATGTTGAAGCTGACAACTCTACATAAAAAATATACGAGGTGATATACCTATGAACGAACTACAATTTTTACTTAACCAATTAGCCTTCAATGAAGGCGACGGAGGTGGAGACGACAAGAAGCCCGCTGACCCGAAACAGGATGAAACCGACTCTGGTAAAGGCGATGAGTCTAATGAATCTGCTTTCAAAAGTTTTGCTTCTGAGGAAGAATACAACAACACATTGAAATCTGAGCGCTCTAAGGCTAAAAATGAAGTCCTTAAAGAGCTTGGCGTTAATAAATTGGAGGAAGCAAAACAAAAAATTAGTGCTACTGACGAGGTAAGCAAAGACTTAGCTAGCTACAAATCTAAGGTTGACAATCTTGAGCAAGACTTAGCACTAAAAGATGTGGGCATCAAAGACGAGTTCAAAGACGATGCCTTGACACTTGCTAAAGCAAGAATGTCAGAAGGAAAAAATCTTACTACTGCACTCGGTGAGGTAGTAGAGAGAATGCCTAACATGGCTTCTCAAAAAGAGGGCGTCAAAAAAATGGGCGCTGACAAGGGCAAGGGTAAAGACGATGATGCTTCTACTGCACAAGCAGACAAGCTGAAAAGAAAATACCCATGGCTCAAACTATAACGGTTCTCGATAAACCAAAAATCGACTTAGCCAATTTAGAGGTGATTTAATATGGCATACAGAGATTATATTGCGGATACGTTAACACTTGACGTTATCACACAAACTATTAACATGAAGAACGCACTTATCCCGGGCGTTACAGTAAATGCAGAATTAGCGGGATTAATTCAAGCACAAGTAGCAGAGTTCTATTACAACTTAGCTCCAGCAGTTGGAGAAGCAGACGCAGGTGCTGACTTCAATACTGCACAGAAAGGTTCTAAGAAAGCAGTTCTACCACTTACTAAGGCATTACACATTGATGAGAAGATTCCTAATGTTGCAGTAGACACTACTTCAGCAGACGTATTAATGGACAGACTAGTTAAAGGTTCATTAGCACTATCTAATGTGTTAGGTTCTAAGTTCGTTAGTGGACTAGTTGAACATGGACAAGCAGACACTTATGCGAATGGCGCTAACTTCTATGATGCAATTATAGACGGTATTGCTACATTCTCAGGTGCAGAGTCTACAAGAATTGGTAGTGTATCTTCTACTGATTACAGCAACAGAGAAAATGGTATTCAACCTAACTTCATCATGGTTGGTGACGAAGGAAGAGCTAAGTTAATGAAGACTGAGCAGTTCCAAAGAGTTACTAACGCTACTGGTGAAATGCCTAACCTAATCGGTAACATGGCTGGGTTAGATGTTGTATATGCACAAGACTTATCAGACGCTGACTTTATCTTAGGTTATGCAGAAGGTATTGCTTATCCATATGCAATCAACACTTTAAGAGTAGTTGACTCAGAGTTGTTCAATGGTGTTAGAGTGCAAGGTGAAATTGCTTACTCAGACGACACACAAGATATCGTTCCTATTGACTCTCATGTAATCGCTTTCACAGAAGCTCAATAGAAATAACTAATTAGGGGTGGGTACTATACTGCCCATCCCTTTTTCCATATCAAGAGGTGATATAATGAGTACATACACAAAGGACTGGCAAGAGCCATTCTCTGATAGTGAGATGGAATATAAGCAGAGCGAACATCGTTATGTATTGAAACCATCATTTATTACAGAGCATGGGGTAGACCTTTCCGCAGAACTAGAGACAACCGGGCATCCGGAACCTGAGTTGGCTCCTAAACAGTTCCTTGATAGAGTAAGTAAGTTGGTATACGCCAACATCTATCAATACGGCCGCAACAAAGATGACAAACAGTTCATGCTGGCATGCGACCCAGATTTAAGACCAATAATCAGAGATGCGATGATTGAGAGAATGCATTATGTGCTTGAGTCAGATGACATGAGCACTAAGGCAGGAGCTATCGTATCACAAGGAACAAGAGTAGAAACACAGGACCTTATCCCTTCTGTTACAGAGGAAATGATATTGCGTCCAACCGGTCTATTACATAGAGGCTCCTTCCGCATAATTAAAGACGACACACTTGAGTATTAGGTGATAGTATGATAAAGACTAATGGGACATTCCCTACATATGCATACTACCTTGAGGACCCTGAGAACCAGGAGCAAAGAGAGTTATTCAAGTGTAGGATAGAGAGCTTTAGTGGTAATGGGTATGCGCAAGCCATTGAAGGTATTATTGATATAAGTCAAGGCGCACTAATTAGAACGAGAAAGAAATTTCCGGTTATCAACGGAGCTAAAGTTATACTTGAGGACAAAACATATAGTGTTAGGAGTGTTAGACCTGTCCATCCTGACAACGTAGCTAGAGGCGTCCGCAAATCAGTTAATCAGGTTGAATACTTGGTTGAGTTGGTATAATGACAGAGCAAGAAATTAGAGATAGAGTTCGTGCCGTAGTAGAAACAATTATTCCTTCTGCGGGCGGTTTGGCTGGTGTTCCAGTCAGGACAGGCAGATTAGTTAGCTCTATCAAGATACGAGAAACAGAATATGGCTTTGATGTTTACATCGACACAGGAGGAATGACATTAGAGCAGTGGAATCAAACACCTCCTGAACAACGACCAGACAGAGTTGCACCATACGCAGGTAGAGTTAATGAGGCTAATCCTTATTGACGCAGAGTTGCGGTCGCCTTACATGACCGTTTAAGGCAAGAGTTCGGTGCACCAATGGAAACAAACTATAGTGCTGGTCAGACTATGAGAGGTGATAGGTAATGAACAACATAACAGAGCAAGACATCATTGAGCGCCTAGAGCGCCGCATAGATTATAAGGAACTTGCCCGTATACTAGAGCATGACTTAAACATGATATCGGGTCAAGTTGCACAAGGAGATACTACACCGATTGAGTTTAAAGTGTTCTTTGACTTCGGTGATTTCGATACACACATAAATCAACAAGCACAAGGTGAAGGACAGCACCACAAGATAACACCAGTAGTAATTAGTCTTATTAATGGTGACTATGCAGTGGAAAGTGGTCCTGAACTATATAGCACCACATATCGTATTGAGGCATTTGGCTTCAAGCGAGACAAAGAACAGTTGCGCGCAGTGTTCGAGACATTCAGTGCTTTAAATCAAGGTGCGCTAGTAAGTGGAATGTTCAACTCAAGTATGGCAACATCACTTACAGACTTTCCTATTATGACCACTCCTGAACCCTATAAGGGCGAGGACCGAATGAGTGTGTTTATGACATGGAATATTAACTTCATCTATACAGGTCAACTTGCCAATGAGGTTGAGTTTGAATTGGACGGACAGAAGGTAACTATTCAGGGATTTAATATTAAACGTGACCGTTCATTTAAAGCAGTGCAACGAAATGGTAGTGCTGAAACAACAGCCAACGTGCACAACCAGACAATAATTCTCACAGGAACAGTAATATATGATGGCAGTGATGCAACCAAACGTCTACTACGTTCTGCCAAGAAACTGGACACTGATATGACTGAGGAGTTCAACTTAAAAATTACTTGGCCATCTATACTAGATGAGAACGAGGAACCAGAAGTAGATGAATATAAGTTGGTATTGGTGGAAGGAGACATTACAGTCGTTGAAGGCTCATATGTTGACATGTCAGTTTCATGAATGTTGGCTGACTAAAGAGGTGATAGCATGGCAGAAGAATTTGTAATTAGAATAGACACTGGTAGAGGACGTGGTTCTGCGCGAGGCACTGGTGTTGACAGAGGCAGAGGTCTTGGGCCTGGTGGTTTTGGTTTAGCATCAGCCGCAACAGAGTTTGGTGCAGGAAGAAGTGAGTTCCTATATGAGGAGCGAATGAATAAAGAGGCCATTAGCATAGCGAAACAAGATGGCCAACACTTGTCAGGAAGTAAACTACACAACTTTGGTACTGTTAGAGAGATGCAATGGGAAGGTCATAAAGAATCAACCTATCAACAAACTCTATTCGGACACGGACTAAGTAAGGCTGGTATTTCTCCATCAAAAGCTGGCACTGCATTAAAAGGTGGGGCTGGCGCACTTGGTATGAAAGCAGTTCAGTCACACATGCAGCACAGGGCATATACCTCAGGAGACCAATACCAAAATCAACAAGACAGTAATAAC